AGCATCACCAATTTCTTTAGTGATAGGAAGAGAGTGGACAACTACGCCAACCTGATCTCCAACGTGCATGGCCTTGCCGACCCGCACATGCTCCATAAATTCATTAACGGCTTTTACCAGTGTACCAGCTTCGATAACGTCACCCTGACGATCAATAACTGCCTCACCTTTTTCTGTAACTACAGAAGCCCACCCGTAGACCATACGCTGTTCGTCGTCAGTCTTGAGGATTTTACCTTCAATGTTCTTTGTCATTTCACCCACCGATGTGTTGGATTCCCACATACGACATGACCAATAGCCAGCCGTTGTCTTATCTTTCTTGGTATCGCAAGAATGGCGGGAGCGGAAATTGGCACGAGCTTTAGGATCATCCCGGCGTATCTCCATGTTAGGGTCTCCGAAAGCTACCCTCTTAACCTTGTCACCGTCCTGTACGAATACCTCAAACTTCTTGTTGCCACCCTTGATACGCCGAGGCTTGTTTAGGGTAACAGTTTCGCCCTGATACTCAGCTTTAGCAAGTGTCTCAGTATTGAACACTTCGTTGTCGTATTGTGCTTTGCGAAGGGTTGATAGCTTGTGGCCTACCATAGTGCCTGTGGGCTTACCTTCGTCATCAATGATCTCAATACGAGCAGCGGGTTCATCTTTAGTCCCTGTGACCTTAACTGGGATACCTGAAACCTTACCGTCACGAACAATCTCACGGATAATACCACGAGCAGTTCCACCAGAACTATTCCAAGATACTTTTTGACCTGTCTTCATTATGGTTCACCTGTTACTGTGTTTTTGACTAGGGCACCTAGTCCAAGTTGTCATTATGACAGTTCCGGTTTTATGTTAACTTGCATGTAACCAACATTAGGGAATGATTCAACTTTTCCGTCAGCGTAAGTTACCTCAAATTCTGCTAGATAAACACCAGCCACAGAGGTATCTCCCGACTGCCATATGTATTGAACAGTACCTTCGGAGGGATCAAAAATCTCAGCCGCACCCTGAATAACATTCTCACCAGAAGACTTTTGCATACGAAAGTTTACAGTAGCCGCACTCAAATTAAGGGGGGCGTTTCCAGCACCCCTTAGCTTTGCCCGTATGGTTGGGCTGGAGTCATTTTGCTTGATATAGAAATCTAAAGACATTATTGCACCGTGTTTCTTCCATCAGTAGTTAGCGACAACAGATTTAAGCTGGGTTCGAGTATTACTGTATTTTCACTATTGCCCATCCCAGCATTTCGGCTGAAAATCATTTCAACTTCGTCAATATCTGGTTGCCCAGAGTAAACATCTGGTACAGAGAAGCTCTCTGCTTCAGACATTGTACATTCACCAACGTCAGGTGCGCCAGTGTAGTTATCAGGAACACCAATCGCATAGAAGGCAACGACAGAAGCTGCATCTATTACCGGGACACCTGTAGTTATGTCAGTTGCTGTAAGCTCCACGTTCTGAGAGAATACAGCGTCATCAACTTGTGGAGCTTCAGTGGAAACTGAAAGGGCCAAGATGTCATGGTTCTGCGTAATAAGAGCCGTGAATACTAATGGAGCGCCCGTATTGACATCATCACCATCAATAACGTGATCTTGGCTAATACCAGAGGTATCAACAGCAACAGACCCGGAGCTTATTGCAGAGGTTGTGAAGATGTGTTCTTCATCAATGTCAGTTGAGTTGACCCTTGGGTTGCCCGTCAGGACATTATTACCGTCAATAAAGTGATGTTGCTCAAGAGCGCCTTGCTCAACTTCTACCGCGCTAGTGACAACATCTTCGACTGAGAAGGTTTCATCCTCAGCCATATTGGCTGTTTCAACGAATGAAGCACCAGTGGTAATCCCGTTTGCAAGAAGTATGTGGGTTTCTTGATATACAGCTTGCTCAACACTTGGATTGCCAGTTGCAAGATCGTCGCTAGTAAAGTCATAAACTACACTGGCCGATGTTTGATCGACAACAGGTATTCCTGTTTCAATATCATTCGCAAATAACAGTTGACCTGAGAAGAGCACAGAAGTTTGAACCGTAGGTGCCGCTGTCAGTACCGGGTCAGCTTCCAGATCGTAAAGTATAGCAGCATCTACATCGTCAACAGAAACAGAGCCTGTATTGACATCAGAAGTTGTAAAGTCGTGCAGAACGAGCGGATCAATAACATCTATTGAGGGTGCGCCAGTCTCAACATCCCCAGTGGAAAGGATACAAAGTTGCTCAAGTCCAAGAGAAGGAACAGTGGGCGCTTGAGTGTAGATGCTGGCCGTTGTGAAAGTCTCATACTCAGCCATGTTGGCTGTAGGAACATCAGCGGCGAGGGTGGTTACATCATTGCCATCGGTAACGTGAAACTGGGTTATCCCTGTTGCTTCAACATCAGGAGCTTGAGAATAAAGGTCTTGCTCACCGAGAACATGGTTGATGAGAATTGATGTGGCATCAACAGCCGCCGCACCCGCTTCAACCCCGTCAGCGAACAGACGATTAGTATAAACAAGGGTTGGAACTACCGGAGGCCCAGTTTCAACGTCATCTGCCTCTGCTACAATGTTTATGACGGCGGAGGCATCATCAACAACTGGCGCTGACCCTGTAAGGTCGTTTTGAGGCTCAAAATCATGCTCAGTAATCATCTGAGCGTCAGAAACTACTGGTGCGCCAGTTAGAGGCGCGGAAATAATTTGCGTTACCGGATCAGGTCGGTCAATAACCCCATTGTCAAGGATTAAGAGATTTATTTCACTTTTGCCATAACCAGGACGGAGGCCAGAACCCACATACTCATATAATCCGTAAACTACCACCCGGTCTTCAATCGAAGAATTAACTATAATCCTCCACGGGTCTAATTTACTAGGGGTGACATGTTCTATGTAAAGGTTCTGATAACCTAAAGGATATTCCCAATAAAAGTCGTCTGGAAAAGGCTCACTTGCTTTAAAAACACTGCTATTTGGGGTTTGCGAATTTGCGGCGACTGGAGCCCAACGGGAGTCGGAAGAGCTAGTACCTAAATATTCTCTATTGCCCAGAACTGCTTTAGGTGAACCAGAAGTGGTTTTGTACACAGTGACCAGTTTACGATAATAGTAATCAGGGTACTGATTAGACAAATCATAATAGTACCAGAAAACATAGAATGACCAATAAGATGCCGTTTCAGTAATAGCGCCGACACCTTGCGGGTAAATCCGACGATAGTAATTGTCCACCTTATCAAGATTTAAGGTAGTTAAACCTAGAGAATTCCCGTAAAGAAACCTATCATGGTATTCTAAAGCTGTGTGACCAGCGTTCATCCTTGGCGCTGGGTCAATTTCCTGCAAACTAGAAGACCCAACAACTACTACACCAGTAAATACGTTTGATGTGTTGAAGGTTTCGTCTTCAGCCATATTGGCTGTTTCAACAATAATAAGTGACTGAAAGAAGGGTTGTGCCGAAATAGAGTGGTCTTGACCCAAGGCGGAAGAATCCACTGACGGTGGCCCTGTATCAAGGTTAGCAACCGCAAGGACTCTGGTAAGAGTAGCAACTGCATCATCAATATCTGGATTGCCAACAAGGATGTCACCAGTGGAAATAACGTGTGTAATATCTACATCAACGCTATCAACAACTGGAGCCTGAGCCTCAACAGAAGCTGCGCCCATGACCTCAACTTGACTTATAACCGAATTACCAACGGACACTGCGCCAGCCGTAACAGCAGCGAGTGTGATCGAATGAACCTGAGATACTGTTGTTTGATCTGCTGAGGGAGCAGACGTAACAATATCGGATGCTGAAAGCTCAACGGCATTTTCAACATCACCCGCTAAAGGGGCCGAAGCTAATGGGTTAAAGCCAAGCACTGATTAGTTGCCCCGTAGGTCAAGCCAATCGCTTACGCGAGTAGCTACTTGCGCATCGGTTAGATCATTTCCCTCTTCATCAGTCATAGGCTGGTCAGCGTGAAGACCCTGAACATATGTCGTTAGCTCCGCAAGAGTATAAGTATCAACGGTATCTGGAACGTAATACTTACGGGCGTTCAAGTCAGGCGACCAGCCAATGTATTCATGGGTGACAGGGTTATAAAAGTAACCGCCATCTTCGATCCACTCTGGAGCCTTCATGGACTCTCCACGACCAGTGCGGTGCATCTTGTATTTGATAATCATTGCTGATCCTTTCTAGAGCGTGAGCTTAGATGTTAGTGGAATATTGGTAAATAGTGTCGTTTGAATTGCCAGAAATATACATCTTAGTGAAATCAGGGCTGAAGCGTATGGCTTCAGGGGTAACATCCTGACTAGCTACGCTGAAGCTAACGCTATCATATGAAGCTGTGCTTAGGTCAAAAGCTGTAGATAAGGAGTATTGATGAACACTATCCGAAGATTTCCCAACCATATACATTTTAGTGCCATCAGAGTTAAAATGTGTGCCTCCAAGAATAGTATCCTGACCAGAAAAACTAAAGCTAACGCTATCATATGAAGCTGTGCTTACGTTGAAAGCTGTTGATAGGGTGTATTGATACAGTTCAGCGGGTGTATCGCTTGCTACATACATCTTAGTCCCAGTAGTGTTGAAGATTACACAAAAAACACGAGATATCTGACTAGATACGCTAAAGCTGACATTGTTGTATGAAGCTGTGCTTACGTTGAAAGCTGTTGATAGGCTGTATTGAAGCACTTTCTGGTTTGTGTAGTCACCAATGTACATTATAGAGCCATTAGAATTGAAGTTTACGTCAGTAACAACATTGGTCTGATTAGATACGCTAAAGCTGACATTATTGTATGAAGCTGTGCTTAGGTCGAAAGCTGTGGAAAGATCGTATTGGAATATATTGTCATTTTGGTTTCCAGCTATATACAACCTAGTCCCAGTAGTGTTAAAGGTTATTCCAAAAGGGATAACATCCTGACTAGCTACGCTCAAGCTAACATTATCGTATGTAGAGCTACTAACAGCCCAAGAAGATTCAGCAATCCCAATAGCCTTAAACTCACTGTTCAAATACTGGTACAACTCCTCGTTGGCGCTATCCCACCAGAAGTCACCTGTCGCTGGCGAGGCAGGCTCAGTGGCGCTGGAGGTGTAACCTTGCAGGATGCTATTGCCGCCAATGTTAAAAGCCCCATTGGGGAGGTCTACAGCGGAACCATTGTTAGCGATACTATTAACCTTGAGAGTGCTCATGAGTTATAATCCTGTGCTGTATTGGTATATTGCGCCGTATTTGCCGACATATACCTTAGTCCCGTCATGACTGAAGACAAGTAAAGTTGGCGCTGTTGTTTGACTAGATACGCTGAAGCTAACACTGTCATATGAGGTGGTGCTTAGGTCAAAGCCTGTTGTAAG